GGTGGAGCAGTAGGTTATGTCGCTGGCGGCATGGGTGGCGGTGGTGGTGGAGCCACGGCAATGCAACCAAATGGTAGTTCCTCTGAAGCTATGTCATTTTTCCAGTCAAAAGGTTGGTCAAAAGAACAGTCAGCTGGTATTGTTGGCAATCTTCAAGTGGAATCTGAGAATTTTTCTTCTGCTGTAATAAGCGGAAAGAAAAAGGGCGATGGAGGCACAGCTGTTGGTATAGCACAATGGCATCCTGATAGGCAGGCAAGATTCCAACAAATAATGGGAAAACCATTAATTGGTTCTACATTCCAAGACCAACTTGCTTTCGTTGACTGGGAATTAAAAAATAGTGAAGCCAAAGCAGGCAATATTCTTAAAATGGCTAAATCTGCAGCTGATGCTGCTGCAAAGGTTGACGAATTTTATGAAAGATCTTCTGGCGAACATAGATCAAAAAGAATAGCTAATGCAGAAAGACTAACAAGTTCTAAAGGCGGCGAAACTGCTACGCCAGTAACATCTGCAGCAACTACACCCTCAACAACGCCAACTGCTACACCAGTTTCTAAGCCAGAAGCTGTACCTTCTGCTACTTCCCCAAGAACTGAAACAATTGGTAAAGAAGGCGGCCATGGCCCTATCAGTGGTGCTATGCATGAAGGACAAGCTCACGGAGAAAAAGTAGAAACTTCTGCTGCATTACCTTCTGGTGATATTGTTGCTCTTGGCCATGCTCTAGAAAAAATGGGAATGAGAATTTCTGAACATCCTTCTTTTGGTGGCGTCGCAGGAGTTCATAAAGGTAGAGCCCATTATGAAGGAAGAGCGATTGATATTAATATTGGTAAGGGTAATACAGAAGCGACAAATCCTGTTCTCGGAGCAAAGTTTGATCATCTAGCTGATCAATTAACTAGACTCGGTTATAAGGTTTTCTGGAGAGAATCTGGGCCATATGGCGCTGCTGGTCATAATGACCATCTACATGCTGAGCTCAGAAAAGGTGGCGCTCCAGCAGTTCCAGACACATATCAAATGGCAGGAACGCCAGAACAAAGAGCTGCACAGGGAGCAACTCCTTATGCAGCTACTCCATCAACAACTGCTCCTTCTGCAGCACCAATGGCTGCTCCTGTAGCAGAACCAATACAGCAAGCGCCAATGACTACTGGTATGATGGGCGCTCCAATGGGTGGGGACATGACAGGACAGCTTATGGGAATGTTAGGCGGCTTTATACCTGGAGGGTTTGGTGGGATGATTGGAGGACTACTTCCAATGATAGCTTCAGCGATCTCTGCAGAATTAACTCCTTCTCCTTCTATGGCTTCTATGAATGCTAGAACTGTAAGTCAGGCGGCTGTTCAGTCACAGGCAATGGAAGAATCTGCACAACAACAGACTGTAACTCCTACTAATACTCCTTCTATGACTGGAGGGGCAAGTCCAATGTCTGCTGCTGATAATTCAGGATACGCTTATAATACACCAGATGATATTGGTTGGCCAGATTGGGCTGCTATGATTGGCGGTAATCATTGGGAAGAAATGAAACACTATAAGAAGAATATGTGGGGATAATAAAAAGGGAGCCAAGCTCCCTTTCTTTTAGTCGTTAGCTAGTTTCTTAAAGAACTTAATTGTCTCATCTTCATCTTCATCATCACCAGAATACTTCGGCGCATGAGTTGCCTTGAATGATGGAGCAGTTGATTCCTCAGCATCATCCCATGGAACTTCAGTATTTTCTGCCTTAGCACGCTTGGCCGGAGCAGAGTCTTCAGCAAGAACCTTTGCTAGTCGAGCACGTAGTTCTTCTTCTGACTTGAAGTTAGATGGAGCAAGAAATTCCTGAAGAGAATGTTCGCTCTTCCAAACCTTTTCTAGCTCTTCATCGTCCTTTAGTAGTGGACCTGGCTTATCAAACTCTGACTTATCATAATTACGATAACCTTCAAGATTACGAATCTTTAGCTTGAATGAAGCGCCAGCCCACATATCGAATGGATTGATTGCTTCCTCGTCAGCAAACTGTGGTTCCATTGCTTCCTTCAGCTTGTCGAAAATCTTCTTTCCGTACTTGTAAAGGAAAACTTTACCTTCGTTTGCAGGATTACCCTGATCGCTGACAACGTAGATATTGCTGATGAAGTGAAGACGACGCTTCTGCTTACGAGCAATTTCCTTATTGGCTTCAATACCAGAGTTCCATAGCTTAGAGTTATACTCTGAAACTGGATCGTTCTTACCAATAGTTGTCAGGGAGTTTTCAATATACCAACCACCTGGACCCTGGAAACCATGATCGAAGATACGAACGAAAGGAACGTCTTCATTCTGTGGCGGAGGAAGGAAACGAATAACAGCATAACCATTACCAGCCTTATCGACTGTTGGCGACCAGAAACGATCGTCGGAACCTTTTCCTTCGCCGCCTGATAGCTTATTGAGTTCTGATGTTAGGGATTCGAGAGACTTCTTACCTGAAGCTGCTTTGAGGGACTTAAAATCTACCATGTATAATCTCCGTATTACAGTGTATAACAATTGTATGAATGGCATTTGTATCGCCATCATTATTTATATTACTCCATATCGCTCATAATGTCAAGCATTATTTGCTTCACCTTCTCATAATCGCATTTTATAAATGGAGTATACTTCACAACCTTCAATCGGACGTCATCCCATATCGGGTCATATTCCAGTTTAGAGTCCCACTGTTCTAATGCTTTTGTCATTTTAACAAAAATACAAAGGGACTCTAAGCTGATCTGGTTACCAAGATATAACCTCAGGGCAGCTGGGTGTTGCTGCCCTTTTGGTTCTTGTAGAATTTTCTTGAAGTCGTTTTTGAAATTATATGTAAGAGACTGATTACGTTTCTTCCAGTTCTGATAAACTACTTGAGCAGTCTCTGAATATGCGAGATCACGGATCCATAGTTTTGGATCAACAATAAAATTAGCAATGAGAAACTCGCATACATTTTCAATTTTAGATAATTTCTCAAAGAACACCTTATCCTTACGCTTATCAAACGATGCGTGCTTTAATCCGGTTTTTCCGTTGTATTTGATATAGTCGTAATCGGTTTTGGTAAAGTGATTTTTGAGGGCAACGTACTCTTTATATGCTTCGAACGCCGACATAATTCCTCAGGTTCTCCATACTGTAGATAAGTCAAAAATTTGAAGTAAAGACCTTTTTCTCGGCCATACGCTTCAATTTCCCATGGACATTCCCAATAGTCCATTTCTTCGTGCAAATATCTTTCGCCTTGCCATTTAACCATCCGCACTGGACGCCAAATGTCTTTCATTTCGCCTTTGGCGTATTGTTTAAGATGGACCATCTCGTGAGCAAGAGCAAGCAGGGTTTCCTTCTTGCTGAGAGCACGATCAATACCTATTAAAAACTCTCTACAACTATCGTTACCGTCTGTCCAATCGCAGTATGCGTAATCACCATCATCGTTAGTAACTTTTTCAAACTGGATAGTCAAATGGATATTATTAAAGAGTTTTCCGCCTCCGATCAGATATTTACCATAAAAATATGCCGCTTTTTTGATTATTTTCGAAGATACGTGCGATGGTCGACCTATTGTTTTTATACGCATAAACGCCTCCAACAATGGTTGAACCTAATATTTATATGGGAAGTCTGGCTCCACGTTTGAGGATATTGAGATTTTCAGCCTCTACTTGGATCTTGGACTTCATAACTGGGTCTTTTTTGATCCAGTATGCAGCCGTTTCCACTTCCAGGTTGTTTTTCTGACACCAGAAAACGATGGCATCAATATATTCGATGTTCTTTTCTCGACAGAGTTTTTCTACTTCTTCTACGAAGCCTGAATTTTTAAGCATTCTTTTTCATGTTCCTTCAGTTCTTCAATTCTCTTCTTAAGGAAAACCATGACTTCTTCGTTATTCACCCTCACACACTTTAATCGGTTCAGTTCCATTTCAAGAGCCCACTTTATAGTGGAAGCATGCGAGTAAGAATATGAAGATTTTGACGTCATGAGTTTGTTCCTTTACTTAAATCGATGTTCCACCAAAAAATGATAGAATATCTGTTAGACTTTTGTACGGGGTCAATACCATGATATACTTCTTGACCGTTGAACAGCGTTAATCTTCCAGGTTTTGGCTGGATGATTATGTCGTCAGTAAAGAATTTTCCACTTTCGAAATCGTCGTTCAGATATAACATACTGTTGAAATTAGCATCACCAGCCCTAGGATCATCATGAATATGTCTGACAGTATAACTGTCGACAGGCCATATCTGTAACTGAGTCCATCGGTGGTTTAATTTATATCTGATTTTTGATTCTAGATAATCTTGTACCTCTTGAATAAGAGGATCATCCAAATCTATGAGCCTTGTAGCAAAACTCATAGGATTCATTCCTAATGCAAGCCTTTCGTCGTATGTTGTTTGAATATACTTACAATAATTCTCACAACGTTCTTTAGATATTACATTATCAAAAATGAATATCATTTAATCGTGATCGTAGTTGGAACGCCTCTAGTCATACTGTAAAGAGTAGCAGCATTGCTTGGAGAAAGGCGAACGCAGCCGTGAGAAGCGGGTCGACCCAAAGCACCAACATGAGGAGTAGCGTGAATTGCATAACCACCGCTAAAAAAGATAGAATGAGGCATCGGGGCATTGTCGAACTTCTTTGAGTAGTGCATTAGTTGAAGGGAATAAGGACGGAACGTACCAGTGGGAGTATAATAACCTTTGCGGGCGGTTGAGACTCGCCACTGATACGAGCCATAATCACTATCAACCTGCATCAACTGGTGAGACTTACTAATAGTGATATTAGTTTCTGCTGCGGCTGGTGTAGAAAGTAGCATCATAGCAATCAATAGTTTCTTCATTCACTTCTTCTCCATATATGTAGCACATGAGGCAGGTAGTTTATTATCATACTTACAATAGGCGGCGATTAGATTTCGCATTATCATTCTTCCAGTTTTTTAGTTGCTCTCTCAATACCTTTTTCACGATTTTTAGTTTTTCTAAAATGGTGTGACATATAACGCATATTCTGTATCGGATCTTTACTTCCATCACCACTATCATATGCCCGTGAATGTGCTGCTTTGCTTTCACCAGCCTTTTTGATATAAGATTTTAGTGTTTCAGAACGCATTTCGTCAAGTTTGTTATAGAAACTTTCTTTGATATCGGACATTTGTAAATCCTTAGTTTGCTAAATAGAGGTGTAGGCCACGGACGGCAATCCTGCCTACTCTAATCTCGGCAAGGAGACCAGCCTATGGCTATTTATAGAATCCCTCAACCACAGCGTCTAAATCAACCGAACGGTATGATTCCTCTTCCAAGCAAGGAAGAGTTCCTCCACCTATACCAAGACCAAAACAAATCCCGACAAGAGTTAGCATTATACTACAAAGTTCATAAAGGTACAATAGACAACTGGTGTAAAAAGTTTGGTGTAAAGAAAACCAAACAGCAGCAGGTAGATTTAGCATTACGGAACACTCCAAAGTTCAACAAAAGGAATGGAAAGTATAGTGAAAGTATTTTCCGCAAAAGACCATACCTAAAAGACAAACCTGCCACATTCTACATCATTCGAGTTTATAATGATACCGAGTCATTCTATAAGTTTGGTATTACCATACACGATGCCAAAGCAAGATACAAAGGCCGTTTTAGACAATACAAGTATGAGATAATCTCGGAAACAAAAATGTGTCTGTATGATGCCTTCCTTTTGGAATCTTCTTGCGTTGATTACAAGAATACACACAGACACATTTCTTATGAACCCTTACATCATTTTGAGGGACATACGGAGTGTGTTATATGTCACACCCTCCTGCCGAACACGCCAAATTTTGAACACCCTCAGTCTCGTCCTCAAACTCTACCAATGTATCCCAGTCCAGGTGAGTAGGAATGGAAGGCAACATAGCATCATATAAGTCCTTAGTAATGGATTCATACGGAGCCTGTCTATAACTGCCGCCGTCATATGGCAGGAACGAGACACCAGACATTTCATCAAAATGGTCGTAGACCCAGGCACCCACTTTCATCCATTCTTCTTCTTTGACATTGATGGTAACAGATGGCTTATGTTCTGCCCACGCTTCCTGATAGACTGCCCATAGTTCCAGGTGCTTGATAGCGTCAATGTCGTCTCTTACAACTGCACCCTTTGGTGCTTTCATTGGGAAAGAGAATACAGTTGTGGACTCTGGCTTCATAACATCAGCCTCCCATGGCACACCCTTGTCCTTCATAAACTGTGTTAGAGGGTCTTTATTATCAGCACGAACACGACGGATATAATAATTAGAATGCCGTGGATGGATGCCAGAAGCGGAGTCGCATAGTTGAGAAACAGTCCCAGAAGGTTTGACGCAAGTGATAGCAGCAGCAGGATTAATGCCAAGTGTTTCTGCGAGTCCATTATTCACCTCGATTGCAAAGTCACGGAGAGAAGCAAGGCGTTCTTTGATGCCTTTATCTTCTGGATTGTTAAACAACTTGGAGTCATAGATGCCTGTAAGAGAAACACCAAGTAGTCTTTCTTCTTCGGCGTTCTTAACCCAAATCTTTCTTAGATACGGGAAATCAGTGAGAGTAGATTGGAAAGTGCCCAGAATAGTTGCAATCTCAATCTTCTCTTTAATCTGTTCCAGAGTGTCTGTGGCTCGAATAACCACTTCTGTGAGATTACAAAATCCATACGGTCTAAGGATGATTTCAGAACACGGATTGGTTCCGAATAACTGATCATGATTGCGTCTTCCGTTTCTTTTGGCAATTTTCTGACATGCTTCACGACTAAATAATCCTCTCTCTCCTGATTTGCTTTCGTATAGTGAAACCCATTCCTGCATGAATGTGCCGACTTCTGGCTTCTCATTATACACAGCACTATTGTTTGATAGGGCTCGCTGTGGATTTGCTTCCCACCAAGCACCTGCTTTAGCATGACGCATACGGTCATCTGATAAGTTAGATAGGCTGATCATTGCGGAGCGACGAACGCCTCCGACTACTACGACCTCGCCTATCTTACACATGATGTCATGGCACTCAAGGGATGTGAGGCGTCGACCATGTGCGTTCTTAAACATCTTAACAACAAACTTAAACAATTCTGAAAGCGGGCCAGGACCTGACGAACGACCACCAAATGTCTTTAGAGGAGCACCTGCTGGTCGAACCTTTGTCAGATCCCACTTGGGAATCTCACCCGTGTATAGCAATGCGATAAGCATACGCAAAGCCTTGGCCCATCCTTCCTTACTATCACGGACAGATATGATAGTTTCAGAATCAAACATCTTCTCTGGAATCTCTGGTAGTTGATTGATGAACTGACGTTCAACAGAGAATCCAACACCAGTACCACATAGAAGAATAAACATGGCTTCGTCAAAAGCCTTTGGATCATCGATAGGTAGGAATGAACAGTTATAACCACAAGTGTTATCACGGTTCAACGCAAGGCCCGATGTCATCAAGGCTCGCATAGATGGCATGACCTTCATGTCATGGATATGATCAAATAGTCTCTTACGGAGATCAGGTGTTATATCATAACTATGTTTTGTATGCAGGTGCATATACATAAAGTCAAGATAACGATTGATAGTCTCTTCCCAATTCTCACGGCGATTTTGTTCTGGCAGATAGCGTGAGTATCTGCTCTTATAGATAAATTCCTGATATAAACTGTCCATTATTCTTCCTCGTTGTCTGTAACGTATAGTTCCCAAAGGTTTTCATACAAAACCTTTTCAAATTCTTCACCAAGTGGTTGTTGTGCTTTCAATAGTTTTTCATATAATTCTTGTAGTTCGTCATTCATGACCAAAACTTCCACCACCATGACTTAGGTTCTTCTTCCGACTTATTCACAGGAACACCATGAAACCAAGGCTCTGGATACCAATACTCTTTCAATGACGGGAAGTGTTTTAGAATCTCTTCCTGTGCAGCAAGAGCAACCTGACGGTGTTCTTTCTGTGTGCCTGCTTCGGCTCTAACGTCAATGTAATGAATCCAAGAACGAAGCGTCCCTGACATATATAGACGGGTTGTGGTTAGACCTTCTGGTAGAATTGCTCTGGCTTGTTCTTTGGCAATGCCTTTTTCAATAGCCCAATTATAGTTGACACGCATACGACTTGCCAGATTACGCTGAATCTCTGACCAATCTTTCTCCAGCCTTTCATCATCCGTCTCAATACTATTCTGACGGTTCTTAGCGTCCTGTAGTCTTGCTTCTCTCGTTACAAACGACATGTCCTTAGTAGGATCGGCATAACGCTGGCTAAACTCTTGGAATGAGAATGAACGATGGCGAATGATCTGGTGAGAGATATCACGAGTTGTATTGATTTCCATTGTGATAGAAACCATTTCAAAAGGTGACCAATGCTTATGTTCGATTAGATACTTGAGGAGTTTTTCTGATGTTAGTGTGTTATGCTGATTGGATGGATTTGATACTCGTGCGGTGTATGCGATAAACTCATTGGGTGTCATATAGACAGGATTATTAGCCAAATCTTTATGTGATTCAATAAGCGGCTGTGTTACTGCAATAATCTTAGCGTCGTTCATTTTACTTCCTCAAAATATTTCATTATCTGGTCGTCAGTAGCACCATCTTTTAGTTCTTCAATCAACTTGGGAATGTCATTAGGATTCACATATCGCATCAAATCGGTTATCTGGTGAGTTAGCGATCTTTCTAACTCAAGTTTTCTCATACAGTTCCGAGTCATTCTCTTAGCGTCGTTCATAGTTTCTCCCACTGGTTCATTTTCATAGTCGCTATCAATCCTTCATATGTATTACTATCTATGATATGTTGGATTTCACTCTGATGCATTCCACCCATAATCATTTCATTGATATCTTTATATTGAATGTCATTAGGCCACACACAAATCTTTCTTCCCATTTCAATAGTCTTCCGCATGTTAGAAACGATTTGTTTGTTACGAGGTTCATTATCATATACGAATATGTAGTCTAGGTCAAGTCCTACGATGCTAGGAGCAACGTATAATGCTGCATCCATAGTAGCCAGGCTATTATCAAGGTAAAGAGAATCGATGGGCCCCTCAACCACATACATAGTCTTACGAGGGTCAACTCTATCCCAACCAAATATCTTAGGAGCAGTTTCATCTACTTTGATCGTTATGTATTTGATTTTAGATGGGCCAATGGCACGTCCTTGAACGCCTATTAGGAAGCCATCCTTATTGAAGAAGGGTATAACTATCCTTGCTTCTTTATATAGTTGTTTATCATTCTCTGGGAATGATCTCTTTACAAACTGTGCAAAGTCATCCGTGTAGTATAGAAGTCCCATGGGACCCTTAGGAATCTGTCGCTCTTTCAGATATCTAACCGCAGGATTCTTAGAATCAAGCATAATCATAGGGGTGATATCATCTAGTTCATGGAACGTATGATTAGTAGCAACAACCTTTGAAGGAGGACGACATGGTATATTGAATACAGGCTTTGATACGAACTGGTTGGCATCAACCTTAGTATTCGTTGTGTTAGATTGAACGAATGTCTCTAACTGATAATCGTTATACAGTCCCGGATCAACA